GCGATAAGGCTCCACCACGCCCGCTGGCGGTCGAAGGCCCGGGTAAAGGCCAATCGATGGATCCTGGTAAGTGAACTGCGCCGGCCCGCGATGCTCCAGCGTTTGGGCGCAGTTGCACAGAGCCTGCACCAGATCCTGCGCAGATCCCTGAGACTCAAAGGAGCTGCGGAGGGCAGTCTGAATTTGGTTTGCTTGGCGAGTGAACACTTACTGGCTGACTCCTCCGACCGACAGGCCGTACAAGGTCATCTGGTCGCTCGCCCCCCTGGTGGCCGAAAGGTCCAAGGCAACGTGCCTGTCAGCGCCAGCGGACTTGTCGTCCACGCGGCCGGCGTACGACGCCGCGGCGTACCCTGTGGCGTCACCAAGCGGCGAACGGCCGAGCTTCATGTTGAGGACTGCGGCCGAGCCGGCGTCCGTTGCGAACCCTGTCCCCCGGTCGGTCTTGACTGCCGATGGCCTGGCAGTGGCCGAGTTGTTGTAGTGCATCGCCAGCGACAGATTGCAGTCATTGGTCGTTGGTTTGTACAGAACGCGGACGCTGCGGTCATTGTCCTTTTGGTCAAACGGCAGGTTTCCAGAGCGATATCGACAGGTGATACCAGCCGCAGCGCCGCTGGATGCGATGTCCTGGTTCCCCGTATCAAACAGGTACAGCGATCCCGTCTGCCCGCCCGCCAGAACACGCGAGCGATTGCCAATGATCGCACACTCCGCCGCCGCGAACGTCTGGGAGTACACCTCCACCCACCACGCCTTGGTCATGGGGTGATAGCACAGAGCGCGGTCAGGCATGCCAGCGGACACCGAATGGAAGAACCGGACGATTCTGGTCAGCGGATCCACGCGGACGAAAAACCACTTGGAGGACGCGAAGTGGATGATGCCGTCAGTCCAGAAGCTGTCCACTGCATCAGACAGTGGAACGGCGTTGTTGCCGTCGAATGCGTACATGCCGGACGCATCTACAACGTATGCCACACCGTCCTGTGTGTCCCAGCATCGCTGGTTGAGGCAGCCGCGTTGAGCAATGAGGATCATGGACGCATCGACCACAGGCTGCGCGGCGTACGACAGGCGATATGCGTGCCTGGTCTGGAAGACGATCATCGCCGCCCCGAACGGCATGAGGGCCGACACGCGGTCGCTGCCCTTGACGTTCTCCTGGACCACCAGTTCGTTGGTGTCGGGAACGGATTCCGGCTCATCCACCTCGGAGAAGTACAGGCTGTTCGGCTCGGATCCGGATGTGTCCACGCCGTACCACGCCCGGTCCTGGAACATGACGATGGAGGACTTGTCTGTCGGCGGGGGCTGGAATCGGCGGGCGTTCGGCTGGCCGTTTGGCAGGACAATCGGCAAGGCGCCAAAGGCTGTGATCACGCCACCAGATCCAGTTGCTGGTCGATTGGGGTTGATCAGGTCAGCGTCCGACACCGTGTCCGCAAACGTCGTCGGAAAGTTCCCGCTGCCGTCGCGAGGCAGCGAGGCCACGCGGTACAACACCAGCGCCTGGTCGGCCGTTGTTCTCCACAGTTCCAGGCGGCTGGCTCTCGCCTCCACTCCGCTGTTGCTCCAAGACCAGTTCAGCGTTTCCGCAGGCGAGGTCAGTTCGATCTCGGCCAGATCGGTGATGGGGCTGGCAGTCGGCCCACCGAGAGCCTCCGAAGTGTCATCCACATAGCGGAGGGCGCCCCAGTATTTCCCGACGAGACATGGCTGCGCAATGGCCATGAGCTTCGCCTCGCGCGGCCGAAGCGCAGGCGGCGTTTCGATGGTCGCGGTCGGGATGACGCGATACGAACCACCAGCCCGGATGGAGACTCCAGTGATCTGGCCAGATGTGGCTCCAGTCCCAACGGTGCATTCGGCAAAAGCGCCGCCACCGTCCGCAGACGAAAACGTGAGCCGCGGCGTCCCGGAGTAGCCACTTCCGCCGGCAGTGACGGCTACCGAATCCACCTTGTATTCGATAACCACAACCCCAGTGGCGGTGGTTCCGCCTGGCAGGGTGGGGGAAGAGAACGAAATTGTCGGGGCGGAGGTGTACCCGCTGCCAGGGTTCAGGATGACAACGGACGCAACGGAACCCTCGCTGTCAATCTCGGCACGCAGCACCGCCCCCGAGCCCCCACCGCCGGACACGGAAATGGTCGGCGGCGTCTCATACCCTGATCCCCGTAACGTGGGATAGACATCTGAGATCCGCCCCGTGGCCGTGACCGTGAACGTCGCCCCCGAACCGGCAGGCGAAGTCCCATCCGGCGCACCGACCGACACATCCGGGGCCGATGTGTACCCGCTGCCGTAGTCCTGCATCACAATGCGGTGGACTCGCCCGTTCAGCACCTCCGCCTTGGCCGCTGCCCCAGATCCGGCACCGCCCGTGAATGTGACCGGCGGGACTTTCTTGTAGCAAAAGCCACCGTCAATGACATCGATGCTGCGGACGAAATACTTTGGCGCCGTGGACGAGGCCGCAATCGTCGGCTTGGCCGCAGGGGCAGTAATCCCGATCTGCTCCACATTGGCCGTCACGCCATCCCACCGGAATCCACGGCCAAGGCCGTTGACACCATAGATGTCCCCATACCTTCCGCGAGCAAAGGTCATCGGGGCCGCAGTGGAGAATGGCGAAGACGAGATCTGCGTCAACTGATCCCCTTGGCTACGAAGATGTGCCCGGAGGCGTTTTGGTAGACCACAGACTCCACGCCGGACAGGGGGGCTCGGAACATCTCAACGATGGGGACCGTCGTTCCTGCGTGAGTGGCAATCGACACGGAGGTCTGTCCGTTGCGGGCCGACAGCTCCCCAGGCTTGCGGCACTGGAAGTTCGACTGCGTGACAGCCGCGCCAATCGGAAGAGCGTACGGGCTGGCGTTCGTCACCAGCCCACGCCAGGTGTCAATGACGATCATCCCTGATCTGGCCGCAGCGGAGCGCGCCAGCCTCCATCATGGTAGATGTTCCGGCTGCGGCCCGAGAGCGGCGCGAGCTGGTCCTGCTCCATCGCCATCCGCAGGTCACGCTGGTACATCTGGAATGCCTTGTCTTCACCCTGGCCACGGATGCGAGCCAGCCAGTAGTCGCAACAGGACTCCACGGCCGACTGCATGTGCGGGGCAACGTCGATGGGATCTGTGATCAGATACTTAGCGGATGTAGCAAGTGCCCCGGCGTCCTCGGTGACCATGGCCGTGGAAGAACTGACAGCCTCAATCCGGCTCTCGGAAGTCCATGGGGTGAGCGATTCAATCGGGCCTGGAGAGTTTATGGCATCGCCAACCCGGAGAATGGATCCCACCATGGCCGGAGAGAAAGCCGTGCCAGAACCAGCAGCAGAACTGCCAATCTGCGAAACCGTCCCCTGTCGTAAAGCCGCCTCATGCCCTGAATAGCGAATCGGCCTGGCAGTGCGACGATAGGTGAAGTCCAGTGTTTCTTTAGCGGTCGGCCAGCCCACCAGTTTGATGGCCCAATTGGCACCGTGCGGGTCTTTGATCAGCGTCCAGTGGTACGGCTCGCCGGACGAGTTGCTGACCCGTTCGATCTTCATCGCCTCATCGGGAGTCACATACAGGCCAGACCACCAGTTGAACTCGTCGCTCGGCTCGTCCATGTTCCGGAAGTCGGACGGCAGCGGGTAGACGGTGCGGAACAGCGTGTACGGCGAGCCCGCTGCGACATCGATGCCCGAGAAGGCTGACTCCAGCGTCACGGCCGTGGCACTGGAATACGATCCAATCGGATACGAACGGTCGCCCGTGCGGAGGGTCCAGTATTTGGCGTTATCCGCCGTCACGCCGGCCGTGGCAAATGAGCCCCCAGTGAGAGCCACGGAGCCAGAAGTGATAGCGACCGTCCCGGTTGAATAGGCCGGGCTGGTGACGATCCGGCCATGGACATGGTAGTAGGCCCAGTCACGGATGGTCGTTAGCTCGTTGTACGCCTTGTGGATGGCGGAGCGAATGTCACGCTGCTCGGCATCCTGCGGCCCACCGTAGGAGGAGACGATCAGGGATTCGACTAGGTCAAAGTAGGTCAGGTAGCTCATATAAGGCTATTGCTCACCTCCGTCGCCCCCGCCACCCACCTCGGCGTATACGGGCACAGCGTGCATCGCCGTCCGCAGCAGCGGCCGTTGGCCAGGAGCACGGCGGCAGGGGTGGGGGGCGTCATGGGGCAGTCGGCCACGGGATCGGGCCTGCGCCGCTGTAGACGCCGGGGAGATCGCGGAGGGCCTGGCGATACGCGGCCCATGCTGCCTGCTGCCCTTCGGTGAGCGGCGCGTCGGCGGCCTGCGTCCAGTCGGTCAGGCCCATGAGCAGGTCGCGGACGTGCCGCAGATAGGCGATGCGGTCGCCTTCCGGCGGTGGCGATGCCATCGCGGCGACCAGCACCTTGCGGACGAACTTCGGCACCTCTGGCCCGCAGCGGAGCGCGGAGCCTTCGCAGCCGAGAGGGGCATCGGCGGGCAGGCCGAGAGCGATCAGGTCGGCGTAGTCGATGGGGGGGAATATCATTGGATCGACACCAGATGCGGAGAGAAAAAAAACCACGCGGCACTTGCCGTCGCGCCGTTGTTGACGCCAGCCCATGCTGAAGCGGCGGTTCCGCTGGTAGCCACAGAAGGCCCGCCAGTAGTCGTAAAACTGACGGCAGCGCCACCGTTGAGCGACCGCGTAAGCGTCACGTTTCCGGCTCCATCCGAGCGAATCCACACATCAATAATTTCTTGTGCGAAGTCGCCTGTAAAAGTGTCGATTCCGCTGTCAACGGTTGATAGCGTCGTTCCGTTGTGAACGATTACCCAGATGCGTGACTGACGGATTTCAAATCCGAATCCGCGACCGTCAAGCGAAGTCCACTGAAAGGCGTTTGACAGGCAGCCGAACAATGCCCGCATAATCCCAGTAGCCGGGCAAGTCTGGCGAGTAATTACCATGTTGAAGGCAGTTGGAAGCGACCAATCAAACCCCTGCCGCACCCTTCCGCTGAAACTATTTGAAGAGTGGTATGCGGCGGCGGTTCCATTGGCGCTAGAACCGCCATTCAGTTGGTGCGAAAGAACATCGCGCACCGCACTTCCGCTTCCACCATTAGCCGTAAAGTTGATGGTATACGGCACGCGAACAAACGACCGAATCGCCGTCCGCACGTTCGCGGGGTTCATCGCCACCGCCGTCGCGGTGAGGTCTTGCGCCTGTGCCGTCGTGGCGTAGGTAACGCTCGCGGATGGCGCGGACCATGCCCCGTCGCCCCGCAGGAACGTAGTCGCATCAGCCGTCCCGCTGCCGAGCCTCGCCGTGGCGACGGTGCCGGATGTGATGTCGGCTGCGGAGTGGTTGTGCGAGGCCGCCGCCGCGTCGGTGATTCCGTAGCCGGCCAGCGTCGTCGGCTTCCCAGTGAGCTGCGACCAGTCCGCCACTCCCGCTGTCGCGCTGGCCACAGCGGCCAGGTACGCGGCCTGGTCCAACTCCTCCATTGCATCGCTGTCCAGGAGCGGCTGGATGGCAGACGCAATCGTCGCGTACCCCGCCAGGTCCGTATCAACGGCCAGCAGGACGCGGCGAAACGAGTCTCGCGGCGCCTGGAGGGAGGTCTGAAACACGCTCTTCCCAAGCGCATTCGGATATTGCAGCTGCGTGTTGAGCGAAACTCGCAGATCTTCGTACGTGGATTCCGCAGTCAGGAAGTACCGCTGGCTCACAACGCCCACTTTCTAGCCAGGTAGCGAGCGACGGCGTTTGTCTGTGCCGCAGACAATTGCGACGGGTATACGAGGATCTCCCCGATGTATCCGTTGTAAAAGTCCTTGAGCGCGCCAGCATCCCACCTGGCCCCAATGCGAGAGTCGGAGCCGTACAGCGCCGACACGGTCGTAGCGGCTCCGGTGGCAGTGACGACAGCGGCAGTGGAGCCTGAAGCCAGCGTCAGGACCGAGGTGGCGCTGGCGGTGATGTGAATAGCCGTACCGGCGGTGACAGGCGAGACGGCGGCAAAGGCCGTCCACGCCGACAGCGGAATCGCCACCAGCGATAGGCAGTCGTTGATTCCATCGAAGAACAGCGCCGGCCGATTACCCATGGCGTTCGCCGTGAGGACGGGCTGGTTATTGGTGGCCAACTGCACCGCATTCCGTGCGTTGCCGGACTTGTCCAGCCAGCCGCCTGTTGCCGGGGCGTCGGCCGCATCCAGCCACAGCGATACCGCGCCGATAGACCGCGGATCGAAGTGCTGTCGGAGAATCACAGAATTCTCCATCGCGACGACGCGGCGTGATACACCAGCGTGGCCGACCCACCCCCGCCGTACAGGATGACGTTGGACCCGAACGGGGAGGTGAAGCGATTCGCCGCCGCACTGCTGCTGGACTCATGGGCCAGCGTGACCGTGCTTCCGCCGGCCGCGTTGGTGTTGATGATCGTCACCGAAAACCCGTTGTGCGCGCTGGCGGCCAGGCCAGTGATGTTCACGTTGTCAGTCGTAGTGACGAAATACACATCCGCCACGCCTGGCGACCAGTCGTTCTGGCTGGATGTCAGCGACGGCGACACAACAACGGGAGCCACATAGTCGGCCCCCGTGGAGCGGTGCGTCGTTGCATGCGAACTTGGCGAGCGGCTGTTGGTCAGCCTCGTATCGCTGCCAAGGACAACCTCCGCGGATGCGGCGTCACCAGATGACGGCACATTCCGGCTGGCTGCTGTGCCAGCGTCCGATACGGCCAAGAGCGTGTGCGTGTGCGCGGCACTTGCGGCTCCGATGGACGCCGGGGTGATCGGGTCTGCTCCGGCAGAGGCATGCGAGCTGGCATGGCTGGTTGGCGTTCTCGCATTAGTGAGCCTGCTGTCGCTCGTCGCCACGGCCCCAATCGACGCTGGCGTGATAGGATCCGACCCGGCCGAGGCATGGGAGCTGGCGTGGCTGGCCGGCGGGCCGCCACCGAGGGCCGCAATCGAACCTAACGTAACCTTGGAGGTGACGGCGCCATCTGCACTGTCGGCCGGGACCACGGAATCAAACGTGGCCGACGCGGAAGGCAGGGCGGAAATGGTGGTGTCGGGCATTAGTACCTCGCCGTGATTGAATTAGACGCCTGGTCTTTGATGGCATTGCCGGACGCCGTCTTCAGTGCGTACGTCACACGCACCACAGGCGCCGGCCTCTTCTTCGGTGTTAGCGTTCCGCCGTTCATCCCTTGAGCGACACCGTCATGGGCATGGTCGCGGCCCCGACAACAATCGGGGCTACATGAGCAAGACCGTAGCAAGCGTCCGGTATGGGGTGGGCGCCAACCGTCACGGCCGTGGTCACGGCAGCGCCGTCCGCATACACGGGAACCGGCGTGGCCTCGGGACCAGACGCACCGTACCACCGCATCTGCGTTGCGCCGTTAGTGTTCGCCACAATTACAACGCCGCCGCCGAACATCCCGTACGGGAATCGCGGGGTGGTAGTCCCGGCCGTCGATCCAGCGACGAACAGCACATTGGAAAAATGGCGACTGATCTGGTTCATACTCCTCGTCCTTTCACTCGGTACGCATGCTTCTCAATGACTTTGGCCCGCAGGTCGCTCGCCTTGGCGGATGGGTTCTTTCGCTTCTCTTTGCGGACCTCATCCTGAATGATGGATTCAGCCAACAGTTTGCGCTGCGGCGGGGCCGGGCCGGGGTCGTAGTTCACGCTCCCCGAGACGGTCATCCGGCGGGCCTTGGCCACCTTCAGTACATCGTCGTTGCTGCTGACCCAGGCGGCCGGATCTCGCCAGCCACGGCCGTCTGCGATCCCCGCACAGTAATACTTTCCAGATGGATTGATCCCGGCCTGCTTGGCCTCGCGGATCATGTACTTGGCCTGGCGCTTGGGCAGGCTGTCGAACTGCTGATTGTTCTGCCGGCCCTCCAGGAACGCCCGTTCTGAGCCCTTGGTTCCAGGAGGGCACTTCAGGGCCACCATTTCTGCCCAGCGTTCACCGTAGGGCAGGGCGGCCTTGTAAGCGTCGATAGCCTCAGAGCCACGGTCTGTAACTGTTTTGGGGATCATATAAGACTATTGGGCCGGAGGCCCCTCTGGGGGTGCTTGCTGGCCTTCTGGGCCTGGAGGTGGGCCGGGCGGCGGCATTGGAGGCGGAGGCGGCGGTGGCGGGACCAGGAACTCGGAAACGTCCATCTGGTTGACCTTGCCCCAGGTGGCGAGCATGGCGTTGAAGACTTCCGGCTGGCCAGCCTGCATCATGCCCTGGGCCACGGGGCCGATGATCTGCATGAAGTTGTTCAGGTTCTCGGTCTTGGTGGCGATGTTCGGCTTGCGGGCCGAGCCTGCTTCCACGCGGTAAGAATACTCCCGGACGATGTTGTCCGGGGCCTCGTTCTGAACGTGCATGCCCCAGGCTTGCGCAGCCAAAGGACCAAGGAGCGGTTCGACATCCTGCGGGTAGATCAGCCACCGGGCCATGAGGGCCTCTTTGCGGGCGACCTCCGACAGGCGGTCCTCCAACGTGTTTGCGTAATCGTCGGGCCGCACCGAAATCTGCTCGCTCTTCACGGCGGCTTCTGCCGCACTCCTAAAGGCTGACCGGGTCATGCCGTAAATCAGCTCGGTCAACCCTACTCGGCGGTCGAACATCTCCGTGACGGCCTGGATGATGTTGTACATGTCCTGGGTCACCCCAGGCATCTGAAAGACCGAGATCACATCGTTCACCGACCGGCCTACGGCCTCGGAGATTTCAACGATGTTGAACCCGCCTTCGCTCTTCTCCAGGATCTTCGACTTGATGTCCGGGTCCGCAGCCTTGGCCACGCCAATCAGCGTCTGGGACGAGGTGGCAATGCGGGTCGCCAGGAAGGACATCGCCCAGTTGATGAAGCGAAGCTCCCCGATGCCGGGCTTGATCAGGCTCACCGGCCAGGAGTATCCGGGCTGACGGTGCCAATCCAGGAGCGTGAACGGCCAGCCATTCGGTTCTGCCCAGAAGGGGATCGGCCACTGGCAGGACATGAACATGGACTGCGGGATGCCCGACTCGTCCACCTCCTCCTGCAACATGGCCGGCGGGGCGTTGAGCGGGAAGTCCACGCCCTCGGCAACGACGATGTAGCAGTTCGGCCCAAGAGCGTCGAACTTGCCACGCAAGTCCTGGTCGGCGTCCTTGAGACGGTCCCCGAAGCCTGTCTTGGAGTAGATCTCCCAGTAGCAGATCAGGTCGTTCGTCTTGCCGGTACGCTTCTTGTGTTCGTAGCCCCGTTCCCCCTGCTCGGCCCGGGTGGAATAGGATTCGATGTGTCCCTTCAGATCATCGCGGGACAGGCCGAACTTGGCTGCCACTTCATCGATAGGCTGCACACGCTTCCGGGCCGCCCAGCGGATGTCATCGAACTCGTCGGCGTCCGGATCCCAGACGATGTTGTCGATGGAGTCGTAGAATGACCCGGCCAACTTCACCGCCGAGCCGGGCGGCTGGTACAGCTCATGCCACCACACTCCCGCCCCCTTGATGAACGCCTCATCGACCACCTTGCGAGTGTGCCGCTTGAGGTCTAGTTCATTGGGCGTGTAGTTGAGGTAGTCCTCCAGCAACTTGGCAATCAGCTTCCGCCGTTCGTACAGGAAGCCCTGCTGCTCCACGGCCTGCTGGTAGGCCATCAACATCGGGTCTGGCATCATCACCGGCTGGCCGTCCGGCCCGATGATTGGCTGGCCATTGGGGCCCATCTGCGGGATCGGCGGCTGCGGCTGGACCCCCAGGAGCGCCGGCCCGATGACCGGGTACTCCTTGGGCGTCACCGTCCGCTGCGGGTTCCGGTGGTGGATCACCGAGCCGAAGAGGGTTACAGCCTCAAAGACGCGGTTCACCACCATCCGGAAGGCCGGCGGATCGATGCCCTTGTTGTAGCCCCGCTCGCCACGCGCATGCTCGTTGGCCCACATGGCGTTCGGGTCCGACGAGTAGAAGCCCATGGCCTCCTTGGCGTCGTCCGCGAACACCTTCTTGTGTTTCTCAGCCTGTTTTAAGCACTCCATCCACCGCTTAACGATGGGGCGCAGCGGATTTTCGTCGGGCATGGCGTCTCCTACTGACTAATGCCCTTACTTGGCCTTCTTCGGATCTAGGGCCTCCAGCTTCTTCTCCAGGAGTGCGATCCGCTCGGAAAGCAGGGAAATACGCGGATCCTTGGGGCGATGCTCCCAAAACCCGTACTTCTTCCACTCGGGGAACTCGTTCACCCCCTCGTCGGTCACATGGTGGACCGAGGGCTTGATGGTCACCCCAGACTCCCCAGACATGGCATACAGGGTCAGGGTGCGGGCCGACGCCTTGCAGACAATAGCCGGCACATGCGGGGAACCTTCATGGGTCTGGAACAGGACGATCTCACCAACTTCCGCCTTCGGCATCTCGTAACTCATCTCTTAATACTCCCATTGGGGGCAAGGAAAACGCACGGGTCTTCGGACTTCCGCTGTCTCTTCAGTCGATTGGCATGCCACTTCACCCACCAGGGCTCGGGCCCAACCTGGGATGGTGGCCTGTGGTACTTGGGCTCGTAGGCGCAGAGGTATTCAGCCGTCTGACAGGCGTGGACCTCACCGCGCGTCTGCGGCTCGTCGGTCACGTACACCTGGCCGTTGACGGTGGTGGTCTTCTTGCGATACCGCTTCAGCTCACGGACGAGGTTCGGGCAGCCACCTTCCAGGATCCTGAACTTCGTCGTCCCGTCCCCGCGGATGTGCATCATCTGACGCACCATGGCCGTGCGGGCCGGGATGTCATCGGAGCCCGGGAGGAACTGGTGCCCCGTGACGGCGAAGCGGAAGTTCCGCTTCTTCAGTTCTTCGGAGTACAGCTCATGCGGCAGCCGGCCCGAGCCCAGGTCACGCAGGGCGCCGCCGTGCATGTCCATGATCGCGGCGTAGATGTACTGGTTCTGGGCCTTGGCGAAGAACTGCTCACCCCAGATCAGGGCGTTGCAGTTGCGAATATACAGCTCGTCATAAAACAGGATAAACCGCTCATCCGGCGGCACTGCGGCGAACAGCGTGGCCATCACGGCATGGCCGGGGTCAATCGCCACATACCGCGTCCACTCGGCGGGCACCTGCCCGTCTGGAAGTTCCGAGCGGCTCATCATGTGGACCGACGCATTGAACGTCGGGTACATGAGCGTGGACTGAGTGGTGAACTCGCCCTCGGCCCGCATCTTCAGTTCGTCCTGGCCGAGGGCAGCCCACCGCTCTAGGTTCTTCTGCTTCTCTTCGTCATCAATGGCCTTGTTGTCCAGGAATCTCAGGACGAACTTCTTGATGATCGGATTGGGCTCGCCGCTCTCCTCCGCCTTCTCGGCACGCTCACACAGGCCAATGAGCGCATCGTTCTTGGAGTGCGGCATAGCAGACCAGATGAACCGGCCCTTGCGGTCTGCCAGGCGGGCCTGCATTTCGCCCACCCATGCCTCGTTGTTTAAGTCCTCGTCTAGCCAGCAAAGATCGGTTTTGAATCCCTGCGGCGGCTCGCCTTCAGACGAGAAGCAGTAGATAGTCCAGCCATTGGTTAACTCCGCCTTGTTGAGGTAGTGGGCGTTCTTCTGCACCCAGGACAGTTCCTTGACCATGCGGGGCGGGATCAGAGGCGGCGCCGGCTTGGCGAGGTGCTTACGCGCGTCGTCCACCCCGTAGCGGAAGGCTCTCCAGGCACCAGTCTGTTCATCGCGGATGATCTTAAACGCATCGGGGCGGAACAGGATCTTGTAAATCACCATGCCGATGTGCTGCCAGTTCCTGCCAACAATCACCAGCGTGCCGTCCTCCTTGGGGTATTTCCCGTACGGATCCTGGCCCGTCACGGCCCGCGCTGCCTCCACCGCCACGCACAACGATTTGCCGGCTCTGTTGCCTCCGATTACGATCCGCTCGCTCGCCATGCACGCATGGATCTCGTCCTGCTTCGGCATGGGCTCATACAGACGCAGGGCCTCCAGACGGCGCTCGGTGAGCGCAGCCTGAACGTCCTTCATCTGCGTGAGGGCGTGTTGAGTCAGCCCGCCTATCGGCCCTTCAGCCTTCGGCGGTTGTGGGATCTTCGGATGCTTTCGCACGCTCGTTCATCTGGGAAATCGCCCGATGCGACCACTCGCCGCACCAATCATTCGGCTCCGTTACCGGGTGCGAGTCCCCCTCCGCCAACACGGTCGGCGGGTAACGGTGACACTGCCCGAGCTGGGTCTTCGGCTGGTAGTTCCACCAGCGGCAGGTTTGGCACACTAACTTCATCGATCACCTCAACCTTCTTAATGGTCATGGCGGCCTCCAAGACCTGTCGCCTCAACTCGGCCTCCAGCTCCTCTTCGCTCATCAGCTCCAAGGGCTTCTTTGATCCGCCCATGGCAGTGTTGTCCTTCACCAGCCGGACAACGGTATCCAGCATCTTGGTGCGAAACGCCCCGCCCACTGGCGAGTCGTAAAATTGTTTCATAAATGCGTTAGCGAACCCGCGGACCCCACCGAAGTATTCCATGAGAACTTCGGTCAGTTCCGACGAGTGCGGGATGTTGGCCCCGCCAAGGCGAGAGGCTTTGATGAAAGAGTCGATGGCCGACTTCTCAATCTTTGCCAGCCGCTTGTTGCGAACCTGCCTCCGCTCGCCCTTCATCTTGTCGTTGCGACAACGACGGCACCGAGCGTGCAGTCCATCCTTGGACTTGTGAAAGTTCTCGGCGGTGGCGGGATACGATGTCCCGCACTGGATGCAGGTCTTATACGTTGACATTCAGCCAGTTCGGCTTGGCGAGTTCGACCAGTTTCACGCCGGGATCGACGTTCGCCTCCCAGCACTGCTTCATTTTGTTACTGATGTCCTTGGCCGCCAGGACTTGCGGCTTGCCGACGCACTTCGGTTTCCAGTGACCAGCCCAGGCGTCCCAGTTGCAGTACACCGGGCTGTAGCCCAGCTTCTGCGTGCCGACCATGGATAGATCGCGGGTCTGCGTAACGTCCTCAGTGGAAGCCTTCGCGGCGCAATACTTGTCCGCCCACTCATAATAAAACCACGGCTTGTCGCTATCGCACCGCGGCTCCGTGAGGTCGAAGCACCGCATGTCGTACATGATCAGACCTGTCGGAAGTGCGGCACACTCCTGGATGCCGGCCATCTTCACGGCTGTGTGACGGTCGTACATCCCCAGCTGGAAGTCGGGGTTCGGGTTTTCAGAAGCCCAGTTGTTCCACCGGAAGACATACACGCACTCCTGCGGAGGCGGCCCACAGTAGGGGGCCCCAATGCAGCACGGGCCCTTGTGGTAGTGGTTGACCAGGAAGTCGAAGCTGCTCTGGATGAACGGCTTTGCATCCGGCTGCCCGGCGTACTTGTCTGGCTTCATGTCGCTGTCCACCATGACCAGAACGTCCACGCCGTACTCGCGGGCCATCAAGACCGCCTGATTGCGGGTCATGGTGATCGGCGTGTCAGACAGGTTCCAGACGCGGATGCCGGACACGCGGTCGTCCTTGGACAACTCCAGGACAGCGGGAATCATCCACTCCCGGATGTCCGGATGTTCCGATGCTATGCCGCCGTTACCGCCGTATGAGAACGTAACAATGCCAACCTGGAACTTCTGCTGCATCTGTCACCTCGGGGGTAGGTAGACAAGTTTACACTATTACAAAGACTGACGCAACTGCTAGTACAGACCCTGCAACAGCGAATAGACCTGGCGATTGGCGGGCGTCATGCTGCCGAGCCATCGCTGATTGGCGGGCGATGCCACTGCCTGCTGGTGCTGCTGCTGCCAGGCACGCTGTCCACCACCGGGCGAGGCCGGCTGCCACCCGGGAGGTACGTTTGGCCGGCTAGGAGGAGGAGCCCAGCTTCCACCAAACCCGCCGCCGGACATGCCGCCACCGAACCCGCCACCAAAGGACGGGACGGGGTTATTGTTCTGCGGGGAAGGGAAGCCGCCCCATGGCGACTGTCCGCCCGCCGGAGAGGGCTGCTGTTGAGGGACAGGGAGAATCGGCGCGTGGTTGAACATTCCGCCTGGCTGATAGCCAGGCCCGCTCGGGTTCGACGGATCGCCCCACGCCCGAAGCCCACCGCCAGCTTGCGGCCCGGGCGACGACTTCATCTGTGATTGCGAAGGCGGCCCTCCGTATGGCGTGCCCTGCGACTGCGGAGGGATGGGCTGCGCAGACCCCATGCCCCAGCGGGATCGACCGGCCTGGAGTTCGGGCTCGGTTAGCGGAACCCGGTCGCCATCACCAGAGCCACCTCGCTCGCCGCCGCCAGCCCTGCCTCGCTCACCGCCCTGGCCGGCACCGCGCTCGCCTCCAGCCGCCGGCATGCCAAACAGCTGCCTGGGAGGCCTGCCCTGTTGCGGCGGCGCCCAATTCGTTGTGTAGCCGCCGTACATCGGACTGCCCGGCCTGAACTGAAGGCTCATCAGCTTTCCTCCACTATCTGGTCAACGCCCATCCCGGTGTCCTGCATCATCCGCAGCTTCAGCATGTCCATATACGGGTTGTCGCCACGCACCTCTGCAATGAGCTGTCGGAGGTACTCAAGGTTCTGGATGGCGGATTCGTTCATTTTCTAGATTCCAGAAAGTGGAAAAGCCTCTGACCCGGTTGCCCAGATCAGAGGCTCCCCCCTAGCCCCAAACAGGGCATGTCTCAATACCGGGTCTGGAGGATCGCCAGGACGTTCGTCCCGGTCGTCGCCCCTGCACTGCAAGCCCGGCCCAGCACGCCGATGCCGTTGTCATTGGCACCAGCGGTCGAAGCCGACAGCGGCGACGGGGTCACCCGGCCGGCAGTGGAGCTGGTGCTAGCCGCAGCCGTGATGGCCGACAGGCGATTCCCAACAGCCACATCCGTGCCCGAGAGCGCCACGGCGACCTCAGTCGGACCCGACACCGTCACCCAGAACACATCGTTCACCGCCACGCCACCGGCCGGCAGGAACTCATCCACCACGCCGACACGCTCCTCGTTCGTCACGTTGGCGTAGCCGTCAACGGCCGAGAAGACTGCCGGCCCGGCGGTGCCGACCGCAAACCGAACCAGACGCTTCGGGGCCAGGGCAACGCTGGAGACGTTGCGCACGGCCACGCAGGTCTTCACCCGGTTCGACCGCACGCGGCCGGTAGTCGGGTCAACGTCAGGAAACTGCTTCACTACCCCAACCCAGTTCTGGCCATCAGCAGTGGAGCTGACGCCCAGCGTCTGACCAAGGGCGAACGGCGGATCAATCAACAGACTCATGTTTCACTTTCTCCTTGGCTTCAGACAACGAGCTTAAAAAAGTTACGCGGACTTTTAAATTTGAGGTTTCCGAGTGTGGACACCACGTAACGATACTGCTGCGTGATCTCGTCGTAGAACGGACCCTCGCTGGTCATCAGCTGACCTTCCATGCAGAGGAGTTCAATGTTGCCCGTGGCCAGACCGTAGCCGGTGTTGGCGGGAACACTCACCTCGCTGCCGACTTCCACGCCGTCGAACTCAAACACATCCGTGAAGCCGTAGCTCCGCAGACCGTTGGTCCGGCTGACGATCACACGCTCCTTGGCGTCCAGCGTGTTGAGGAAGTCGATGAACAGACGCCGGTCCAGAAGTACCATGTCGATCTGGTCTTCCTTCGTATCGTTCCGGCGGGTCTGGTGGATCGCCTCACGCAGAGCCTTGGAGCAGTTGCTCGCCCAGGTCGAAGCACCGAAGTACGAGCTGTCGGCGTTCACAATCACCGGGCTGAAGAAGTCAAACTCAGGATCGACCTCACCGTCAGGCCAGGTGGAGGTCGCATCGCCCGAGCCACCGTACGCACCCAGGACGGTCGAAAGACCGGCGTAGGTGTCGTTCGGATAGAAGAAGCGATCCGCCGCGTTGGCCGAGCGGGCCGTGGCACCAGCAGCACCTTCCTGAATCGTCTGGGTCGCACCCATGAACGATTCGATGCCGTGGAACCGCAGCTCATTGCCAGCCTGGTAACCATCCTGAATCCACTCCTTGGCCAGGTACTGTTCCATGGAGGTGAGCAGACGGCTCGCCATCTTACCTGCGACGTTAACAAGAGCCTGGGCGCTCCTATTCTCTAACATTTCTTTTTTGTAAATAGCATCCGTAACTTGGGCACCCCGGTACTCAAGCTCCAGCTTCTTCCAGAGGTTCTCACGCGCGAACGAACGAGGCGTTTCGCCGTTGTTGCCAGAAGGATTGTGGTTCCTGTACTGGATCTCCCAGTCGAAGCCACGGCCGCTCATGTTGGTGCGGATACGGCCCGCACCCTCAAGGGCAGCGAAGAACTTAAACTTCCGCAACGACGCAATCTCTTCCTCACGGAGATGATTGACAATCGTCGTTGCAATGGAACGAGCCCAGTCGGTCGAACTGCTCATCAGATCACTCCATCGTTAACGAGTTGGCCGCGAAGCCTCTCTTCAAAAGACATCCGCTGGCGAGGTGCCCGCGGCTCAGTGGTTCCTGCACTGCGATTGGGGGTTCGGGTAGCACGTTCCCGGAGGAACTGCATGTTGCTCTCAGCCACCGGGTCCGCCGGGGGCGGCTCCGGGGCGGCAGGGTAACCCTGCCCCATTTGCGGCGGCACTTGCATGGGCATCTGCTGCATCTGCTGGTAGCGGATGTTCAGCAGGTCACGCTGGAGCATGCCGGTCGCAAACTTCCAGCGAGCGTCCGGCGAACCGATCCCAAGCTCCGCAGCCTGCTGGATGTACGCCTGGATCGCCTGACCCTCACGGGAGACAGACCCATCCTGGTTGTAGAGCCAGTCTGAGTTCTGCCGCTCCAGATCCTGGACATAGTTCGTCGCCTGATACTGGCCGAGGTGCTGTTCGACCAGCTCCTTGGCCTTCTGCATCGCAACGTCTTCGATGAACGGCTTCAGCGTGTTCTCGGGATCCGTGACGAACTTGCGAGCGAAGTTGGCCGTGTAGTCCTGGTACTTCCGCAGGGCCTGCTGGGCCTCATACGGGGCGTTGGGGTCGATGACCTCCTTGCCCGTCTGCGGATCACGGATGATGTAGGACTTGTACGATTCCTCAACGCTGGGCGGCGACCACCATTTCGGCTTCTCGGCCGGCTTGGGCTGGGACGCCTCACGCTGGGCGGCTTGCCACCGCTCATACTCCGCCTTGTTGCGAAGGTACTCGTTGGCCTGCGGGATCAGGTTCTGGTACTGGGAGAGAACCCGCTGGCTTTCCAGGTAGCCCTGCTTGGAGCGGTACAGATCCTGGGCAATGGCCAGGTCGTCGGAACCCTGGTATTCGGGGAGATGGCGGAACGCTTCGTAGGGCGTGGAGAAGCCCTGCGACTGCTGTTCAACGGGAGCGGACGCCTCGGGGGCGGGTGCTTCTGCTACCGGCGCGTCGTTAACAATTTCGTCAGCCATAAACCTCTGTGCCTCGGGGGGAAGGGCTACAGAAGGTTTATTGCACTGCGGGACTGACTTTTGTTACGGGCGGCGTTACGAAACCTCGGTCGTTGCGCACAAGTGCCGAGGTTTTGTCACTCCACCTCAACCGGCGACTCGGTTTCTATCCACACCCTGGCCCCGCATGACAGCGGGTGGTCTGGCTCATACCGTAAGATGCACGGCCCGTTAATTCTTACCGAATGGCCGTACTGGTTGTCTTTGTAGGTCTTGACCGTCAGCACGGGATTCCGCTCGCCAGTCTTCTGGTTTTTGCGGATGACATGCTGGTTAACGTGGATGATGTGCTTCATTCTTCCATTGTAGCGCCAGCCGCGCCGGCCGCCATGGGAATTGGAGCCATCACACCGTACTTGCGAAGAATGCGGATGGAGTCTTCGGTGCCGGGGTAGAACACGTAGTTGTCAGCGTTGCCGCGATACGCATGTCCGGGAATTCCGGCGTCAAACAGCATTTGCGAAGCTCGCCTCTGGCCACGCAGAGTGGGCGAATCAATCACATTTCCGCCGGCCAAGATGTGATAGAACAAGGCGCCGTCTGCCCGGTCGGCGCCCCCCAGGCCAGGCACTGGGTTTGTTGCGTCCAGGCCCGCGGCCACAAGGTCGTCCGTGAGCTGCGGGTTAACGCTCCGCATTTTTTCCAGAACCTCGGGCTGCTGCGCGTAGACGGGAACGTCGTACTCCATCAGCGAGTCTCGCGGAAAGGCAATCTCTAACTCGTAGGTGCGGCCTCGCGGAAACTCTCGCTGGAGCGACCCGCGCTGCCGTCGCACCTCTGGCGCCAACTTTACGGCGCTGTGGTACTTGGCATGCCACTGCGGGTCATTCGGCTCCGCCCGCAGGCCGTCTCGGACCTGGCGCAGTTGGTCTGCCAGTATCTTGCGGCGTAGGTAGGAGGTGCGCTCGCGATACCAGTTTCCAACACCCTCGGAAGCCGAGGCATAGAACCCAAACCCTTCATCCAGCGGCCCCTCGCCCTTGGTGACCATGGACATGTCCACCTTGTCCCAGTCATACGGGCTGCCATGATACGCCCGGATGTACTTCGATTCTGGCGCCTGGCCAGCGATACCACGGAGAAGAGCGTCTAGCTTGGATGGGTTTGGCATCTAGCGCCCCAGCCTTTCGATCAGCATGTCTTCCTTCGTTGCCTTGCGAGGATTGCCGCTGGCGTCGTAGACGATGTAGCCCTCGGGGTTCGCCTGCCGCTCCGCCAATGAGGCAAGGCCAGTCAGTCCGACCGGGACGCCGTAGTCCATGCCAACCGTTGCTGCGGCAGAGGCAGCCTTGCCCGCGCGGGCCGCGCGGATCGCTGGAATGTGTCCCGTGAATGGGTCTAGCGTGGCGTCCATGACTGCCCCGCCCCACTTCGCCACCTGCGGACTGGCGCCAGCGTCCGTAAGAAACTCTTCGCCGGTCTTGGGATTGCCGACCGCAGACTCAATCGCCCGGCCAAACGCCCTCGTCTCTGCACCCATGTCTTGCCAGCGGTCTAGGTCGGACTGGGCTGCCATGTTGCGGACGGCCGCCTTCTTGCTCCAGGCCGACTGATCGTCACTGGTGGCCGCATACGGAGACACGGGGCCCACAAACGTACTGACCGCACGGCCAAAGTCCTGGCCTGCCGTTGGGTACGCTCCCGCCTTGATCGGCTCGCCACCAGTGGCATTCGCCACGGCGTAGTCAGCCGCATTCGCCAGCGACCCCGCGGTAGCATAGGCGGCAGCCGGGGCAGATTGAGCCCAGGTCATAAAGTTGCTCAAGCCGGACCCGGGCCCAAGCACACCTGTCGCCTCGTATGGGGAGGTGATGTTTGTTCGCATGCCCCTGCGGCCAAGGACGGTATCCCTCAGATCACCCGTCATGCCATCCGAAGCATCTCCGGCATAGAGGGCCATGTCCCTCTGAACTTCGCCCGGAATGCCTTCCCAGGAATTCGGCCTGGCCCGGGATGGGGAAGGGTACTTGTTCAGCAGCTCATCCATGACGAACTGCCGCCGGGTGTCGGCCAGCCGTTGATCCGGAGTTTTGGCACGGCTCTCCAGCAGCCCCGGGTTGCTGTAGATCCACTCCCAAGTGCTGACCGGGCGGGGCTCATCAATCTTCCCAGCCTCGGCAATCAACGCTCGGATGTAGTCCTCCGGGGCCTTGTCGCCGTGGACGATGCGAAACGTGGCTGCTCGGTCATTGATGTCAGCCATTACTGATTCAGCCTTTCGATGAGATCGTCTTGGGACATGACGCCGGCGCCAATGGATGCGCCTACGCCTTCCAGGATGAGACGGCGGCGCATTTCGTCGGACATGATGTAGCGCTTTGACACTTGCGAAGTCGTACTTGGCGGCGGCGCGTGCGGCGTTATCTGGGCGCCCACAAAACTTCTATTTCTCGCTGCCTGCTCTTCAGCAAGCCGCATAAGCCGCGGCATTGCCGTTGCGGCCTGCTGGGAGGCGACGGCTGGCTCTATGCCGCGGGACACCAAGTCGTCCACAATCGCCTTGTGCAGGTCATCGGCGTTATGCTGCACAAACAGATTGCGACCCTCAAAGTCTAGGTCAATAACCCCAGCCCGCTGCACTCCCATCCCCGCTTGGTACGCATTCGAAAGATTTTCAAATCTGTCTCCCGGCGTGAGCTGAAATGCCGGCTGCGCAGTCCACGCTGGACGCCGTTGACGCAGGTCGGTTAACACCTGATAGGCGTCCATCCCCGGCTCATTGTACGAGCGCCTAAGTGCCTCTAGGTTTTCTTCGTACGCATTGGACGCTGGCAGGGGCGCATCCTCCACCAGCCCACCCATCTTCCTCCCCAGCCGCTCTAGCGCCCCCGGCACCACCTTCCCGTAGAAGTGTTCGTAGTTCTCAATGTTGCCGCCGACCTTGTCGGCTATCGCCCTAGGAGAGGCGACTTCGATTGCCCGATGGCCTTTGCGTGCGGCGTCTAGGGCGAGGCGTTTGATGAGGAGGTCGGACCAGGAGTCTTCTAGCGGGAAGGGGAGCGTCTGTAGTTCAGGGAGCCATCCGCTCGCGGGGGGGCCGCCGGCCGATTTCAGGTATTCGCCCTGCGTCTCCCTCTGCTTCCGGTTATGAATTCCAAGGTCCGACTGGAGTTCATTGATGCGAAGGGCATCTCCGTGCGTGTCGAATCGGGCGTGTGCAACGATGTTATTGCGTGCGTAGTTGCGCGCCTCTGGACCTGACGCCATCATCCCGCTGCCCCAGTGCGAACCGTATTCCCCGGGAGCCTCTGGCTGTCCTAGCAGAAGTTCTGTGTAGTCCTTGCCGCCCTGTCCGTAGTCTTCATATTTCGACTTGTCATGCGGCCTTCCATGGCCAAGAGGCGCCGGGTCGGTGCTCAGATCGGGAGTCCAGTAGGGCTCGGTGTCGCTTGCCCAGACCCCGGGGTGGTACTGGCGATCTGGGGTTCCACCAAGGATCAGTTCCTTGTGCGTATACACCGGGCTGCGTTCTTTGACAGCCTGAAGCAGCTCTTCCCGAGACACGGCTGGGCGTTGACCGATCACTGAGTCCAGATCGACAGCCTTCAACTCCCACCCCGGAACACCGTCCTTGTACCGCTTGAGCAGGCCCGGGAGTTCCTGCGTGCGGACGTTCTCAGGCATGGCCTGGATGGCACGCTCCAGGCGGGAGTAGATGCCTGGGCCGGGGTTGTAGGTCAGGAGGCCGGCGATGACACGGCCGGCTGCGTCAGGGTTTGGCATTCAGCAGTTCCACGCGCGCAAGGATTTGTTGATGCGGCTGTTGGGGTCGCTGGCCGTGTCCTTGCTGGTCAGCTTGTCCTTCATGCCCTGCATCCTGGCACAGAAGGAGTCCCGCCTTGGGCCGCCTTCCGGCTGCGGAGGCTTCAGGTTCGCACCATGCTCGCGGTTGTAGGCCGCCCGACCGCGGGCATTCAGGCCGCCATCGGGATCTTGGCCTTCCTTGCGAGTCCAAGCATCGGCTCTCAGCCTGCGGATCTTGTCGCCTTCAGCGTCCATCAGTCCTCGTCATAGTCCCACAGGAACCAGAAGGGGTTCACATGCTGGCCAGAATTTGGCGGATCATGTCACCCTCTTGCTCTTTGCGACGGGCCTCAACCTGCATCCGCATCAGCTCCTTCTCATGCTCCATGCGGCGCATCTCTCGCATCTGGGCCACCCGGGAGTCGTTCTCCCGCTGGATCATGCCCGTGGCGTCGTTCATCGCCCCCTGGAGGTGCTGGAACTGTTGGCCTGGCGAAAACATGACTCGTACTCCCTGCTGCCAATTGGGGCGCCACCGCCCCCCCTAACTATCAGTGTCCGCTTTGTTGGCCGGAAGTGCCTTGCCCCATTTGCCGATGGGACACGCCTGATCCGCCCATGAGAGCTTGGACACATACTCCTTGGCACGCTTCACGGGACAGCCGCACTTGGTGCAGGCGTTGTCCTTCATAAACTCGCACCCCATGCAGATGTCATGGCGGCGGATGATCTCCTCATCCGAGGCCATTGGCATGCCGGCGGCGACGTGCTTGGCAGAGGCGACGGCGAAGTTGCGGACCTTCTGGAGGAATGAAGGCGCGTCGGTGCGGGTGAGGTCGGGTGGCGGTTCAGCGGGCTTCGGTTTCGGCGGAACGAACCCAGGCTTCGGCACACGCGGATACGCCGGATGGTCAACGTCTACGGCGATCTGGTCGCCGTCTTCGCTGACGATGCAGGGCCGCACTTCGTCCAGCGTGTAGCCGCGTTGGAGGCAGCGGGCGGCGAGGTGTACGCGGTGGCAAGTAATCATGGTAGCGGGTTCTCCTGATTGTCTTCCTTGTAGTATCTGCCAGACCCGCCTCCGATGCACGACTCCACTATGACGGAGCCGAGCCGATCAGTCAGCGATCCCTCAAATGCCCCGCCGGAGTCAATCGAAACGGCGGTAATAGAGCCGTTTGCATCAACTGCTGAGACTGAAGCATAGACGCCATCGACAGCCAGTCCGTCGTTACTGCTCGCAATTTCGATCTCCACGCCGTCGCCTACTGAATAGCCAGAGCCGCCATTGGACACAGAGAACCCAGAGACTCCGTAAACGAGTCGCTGGCCCTTGCCGCAAAAAGGCGGCAAGACAGATCCAGGCTGTCCTCCGTACCCAAGCCCGGCGAGTTCTACCCATGACGCACTAATCTGCGCGCCAGTACCAGAGCCGTGAACGATTACCGTGGCGTTCCTTGGCTCTTCAACTGCGACCCACGCATACGCTTTCGCGTGATACTCCGCCGTGCCGCCATCGGACACCGAAAAGGAAACAACGGCACGCGGAGAATACCCACTGCCCCCATTCGTTACGGACACGCTTTCAACGATCCAGTAAGGAGCCTCAATGCAAAAGTAGCCCCCCGGGGCTTCAGTTTGTTGCGACAGCGTTACCGAGAGCGCGGCCCCCGTTCCGCCGGATGCCGTCGCCGTCACGGTTGGGGCAACCCTGCCTTTCCTCGTAATCTCTGGCGCACCATGGTTCTCCTGCTCTCCGTCTGGGTCGATGCAGATTGTGATGTCGATACTTGCGCCAAACCCCACAGTGTCACGGCAAGCAACGGTGAACTCTCGCTCGTTCCAAGGAAACGTAATTCCGCCATTGGTTGCGTCCTGATATGGGCCTTCAACGGAGCCGATGGTGTGCGCACCTACGCAGCACGGGGCGGGCTCGTTTGGGATTGGACTGCTGTAGCCAAGACACCCCAAGGTGTCGGGGTACGGTCGTATCTCACCTGCGAGCGGGCCAAAGGCTATCTCTGTCAGCCCTGGATCAAGTTCCAAATCCGTCGTGACGCTCTGTCCGTTGATTAGCAGATCGTCGTTGACCACCCCGCTGATATTCAGCATGACTGGAAGCGAGTAGCCGTCCGGGATGCGGACGGTGTGCGTGAAGTTTCCAGCCGCCGAGCAATCGCCGACATACCCCGTTTCCCTACTGCAACGGATCGCCGCACAAGGATCACACGGCTCCGCCTGACAGACTCCAGAGCAGCAGTACTCCCCAGCCTGACAACAAGCCCCAGTGGGCCCGCCGCAGCAGCACTTACCCTCCTGGCCCTCGGTGCAGCTAACGCCGCCACAACAACACTTACAGCAAGCCACAGGATCACTCCAGAAGGCCGTTGACACTAGACAAGTGTCCACGGGCGTCACGGGAGGCTATCGGCCGTTAAAACGCAAGCCAGAGGCCCTGGCGACACACGGCGTCAGAGGGGCGGTGGGAGAGTGGGAAAGTGGGTTTTAGGCCGCGGAAACATATGGGGGCCAGGAGGGTGAAAAAAGTCAGGAGGGGAATTGACATGATCCTGAGAGCCGCAGGGGGGGGCCCGGGGGGGTGCCTTTCGTCAAGGCTATCCCCCTCGGGCCCCGGTCGCAAGTCTAGCATTGGCAAGGGTTTATGGTTTGCCGTGAGTCTACCTAATCGGCTTTCGTTTTCGTAAGGTTGCCAACCGGGGCCGGTTTCAATCCCGGGCCCCGGTTGGCAAGCATCAGCCCACAATCTCCCTACAGTCACCCGCCGACACCCCCTGCGGGAGGGCCTTCCGGCTTTTAGCCGTGGCCGGATTAGGTATTGAGCGTACAACCCGCCCGATGCCCAACGTCGGCCGATAGTGGCCGTTTGATTCGATCCGGTGGGGAACGCTCCCCACCCGTTCGAATCGGTAATCCCTCGCTTCTCGTATGTCGATGGCCGTGTGGGTTTCATACCTTCCAACAACATCGACGGTGTACACCTTCCGGCCCCTACGCCGCATGATCCGGAAGGGGCGCGGGGCGTCGGCCGGAGTGAACGCCACACCCCCCCGATACTTCAATGGGAGCCCCTTGCGGGATCGGTAGCGCTGCGCCGCTGGGGACAACACTAGTTCCCCCGTGGCCGATTCAACGGCCGACACTATCCGGGCCGGGTCGGATGCCCGGGATGCCGATCCGGCTCCCGTAAACTCTTCCGGCTCCCGGCGACGGTCGGCCACCCGGCGGGTCGCCCCCTCCGACCGCCAACCGCGTTTCCGCGCCCGTCCGGCATGGAAGAGGACCGCCCGCAAATGCCGGCCCATGTCCGACAGTGTGGGCGGGAATAGCGTCCGGCCGTGGCGGGCGAGAGATTCAATCTCCCTGGCCGTCCAATCGTCCCCAAGCCAATCCGCGACGATGGATTGGCGAACATCTTCCCGCTGATCCTCCCGCAAGGGAGTTTCCCCGAACGTCGATCCGTGGCGGTTCAAGTATCGGTCTACCCTTGCGACGATAGCCTCAATATCGGCGGCTGAAATGGTCGCGGGATCATACATATCACTCATGGCAGATACCTCCTAAGGTTATCCCGGGAAACTATCGTCCCCGGCGATGAATGAACTAGACCATATATCGACCGGGGCGTCAAGAATAATTTCGGAATATCCCCCGGGGGTATCTGCCATATATCAACGGCCACCAACGGCCGACACCGATATACAATCGGCCACGGCCGAACGTATAACATTGTCGGCCACGGCCCGACGGACGCTGCCTGCCTGATACTATCGGCCGGGCAGCCAACGTCGAAAACGGCCGAAAACTTTCCGGGTTTTTCCCCGGGGGGTATCGGCCATATGTAACCGGCCGACAACGGCCGACAACGCGGGAAGTAACGTATTACTTTCTGCGCATGCGGGCAGTTAAAGGAGTCTTTCCATGTACCAGCCCGAACGGCTGGAGCGCTGGAAGATGCCCGAGAGTTACTTCGGTGCCGAATGGCCGGAGTATTACTCCTCGGGTGTCGGGCGTTCCAGGGATTCGGACTGCCTGGAGGAATCCAACTTCCATTCGATGCTGGCAGCCCTTGGTGGTGAATCGGACACCGTTCGCGTTGTCCGTGAATCACACTGGGCGGTCGGCTGGGTGGAGTGGATTGCTATCCATGAGTCCGATGAGAAGTCACTGCGGGCAGCCGATGGGCTGCGGCAGAACCTGGACGATTACCCTGTCTTGGATGAGGACGATTGGTCCAGACGGGAAGACGAGGAGTGCGAGCGCGTCTGGTCGGACTGCTATACGGCCAGGGAGCGTGTTCGCTACCTCCGCGAGCGCGGCTGCACTGCTGGGTTCCGTGATCTACGGGCAGCGGTGAGCGGTGATTGGGGATCGGCGTGCAGTCTGCTGCCATGCCCAAGTGACCTGATTAGTTGACGGGATTCGATCCCGGGCAGGTGGGCGGGGATTCCTGCCTGCCCGGGTTCGGCTGCCGTTCGGTAGTCGATTCTTCATGGAGGTGCGTATGGTCGCAAGATCACGCACCGCCAAGCCGCTCGGTGTCATTCTGCACCGAGGTACGTCTGCTTTCGACGGCTCGCCGTATGTGGTGATCATGCCACTCGGCAGGCCGTCAAAGAATGGCAAGACGGGCAAGATGCTCCAGACCTACATCATTAGGTCACATGTGCATCCGGTTCAGGCGGTGCGCACAGGTGGGGACGTTGCAATCTGCAACGATTGCCCCATGCGTGGGCTGGTTGCTACGAAGAAACGCAGGGGGAAGGGTAAGAACTTCCGGGCCTGCTATGTCAACGTCGGGCAGGGGCCTGCCATGGTGTACGGTGCGTTCAAGCGTGGCCGTTACGTGGATTATGTGCCTGCCCTACATGATCAGTACATTCGGGGCCGGAAGGTGCGATTCGGCACCTACGGCGAGCCGGTGCTGATCCCCCTGGAATTGGTGCAGCATCTGGCCAGGCTTTCGGCTGGCTGGACAGGCTACACCCACCAGTGGTCGAATGTTCAGTATACTGGCTACAGGCAGTTTCTCATGGCGTCCGTCCATGGGAAGACCGGCCCGTGGTCCAGGGAGCATGCCAAGTCTCTCGGCTGGCGGACGTTCCGCACCATGCGGGATGGCGAGCCGGACGACGGCGAGGCGTTGTGTCCAGCCAGCAAAGAGGCAGGGCATCGACTGTCCTGCCTGACATGCAATCTGTGCGATGGCGCAGGCCGCCGCAAGATCGGGCTGGAACTGGTGGACATCTACATCCCCGGGCATGGTGGCAAGGCGATTATGTCGGCCGTTGCCAACCTGCCCATTCTTCAAGCGTGAAGGTGTGACATGTACCGAGTGGTGGTCTGGCACAGCCAGGGTCGCGGCTACGACGGCCCGGCCATGACGCTGGAGCAGGCGCTGGCCCATGCGAGCGACCTGCGGCGTCGATTCTGCATCCCGGGCGGCGGGCTGCATTCCGTTGGCATAGAGGAGGTGTGACATGCCGCGAACTGTGATCGCCCGCTGGGAATCCCGGCGTGGCAAGGACTGGGTGCAGGTATACGAACAATCGTTCTCGGATGGCGTGGCCGGCTACGGCTACGACACCAGCAACGGCGGCGGATGGATGGGCCCAATCCCACGGGAACTGGCCCTGGAGCGAGTGCAGCACAAGGTGGAGCAGGGGTGTTACTGCTCCCAGAAATCCCCTATGCGAAAGGTGGTGTGACATGGCCTACAACGGCTGGACTAACTACGAAACGTGGTGCATGGCGCTCCACATGGGCAGCGACGAGTCTCTCCAGCGGTGCTTTGAACGGGCAGCGGTGGAGGCTGTGCAGGATGTCGGTGTCGGGGATGCGGTCCCTGTGCTGGCCGACCGCCTGGAGGAGTGGCACAAGGACGCCATGCCGGAAGTTGCTGGCGTGTTCGCGGACCTGCTGAATGCCGCCATGTCTGAAGTGAACTGGTACGAGATCGCCCGGCACTACATCGAAGCCGTGCAGGAGGAATCCAATGCTGCGAGTGAGTGAGGCCAATCGGCCAGGCGTAACCGAGGATTTCATTGAGTGGTTCTTGGACGGCTGCGAGGACCACCGGGTGTTGTATGCCCTGGCTGCCATGGGCATGCGGTCCCGACTGAAA